CTGGTTACTCTCCAGAGGACATTGTTTTCGTTATCAGCAGACATAGTAATTAATAAAAGACATGGAATTATTTATAGTCACAAAAAAGGGACCTTCTGTTATGTGGCAGAGGTCCCTTTAGTCGCGACGACGATATTCAATTTTATTTATACAGGATTACTCGCTGGCATCATCATGCCTGAACCTGGACCATCGTCTTCATCATCCTCACTGCTCAAAGCGAGCATCACAAAAAAAGGTGTGATGATAAAGAGTAATGTCTGAAGTAATGTCCAGTCATAAGTCATGATCGTTTTGCCACTGCAGCAATAGGAATGAGCATCAGCACTGCTGCTACTACAAATCCCATCACCAGAGACCTGGGATGATTTGTCCAGTAGTTACATATGCACCTACTGCTGCAACGAATCCAATCATTGCTAAACGTGCGTTAAGGATTTCTGCCTTTTCAGTAAAACCGAAGTTGTTCATTGTTTGTTCTCCAAAGTGGTGTTTTTAATAACGACTCTGCCATTCTCATGAGTGAACTGTAGTTCATCATCGTGCCCCCAGCAGAGTTCTTCATACAGGGCATTTAACTTTTCCATGTCCTCATAGAGGGCGTTAGGATTTGGCATGGTTTGGTACTAAATCAGGGTTAGGGTTTGATGGAACAAAAGGATCTCGTGATTTGTTTTTAATCACGATAAAGGCGTCCTTATTGTATTTAACAGTGCCCTTTTCAGGAGACCATTTGGTCCCTGTACCCTCGATTTCATAGACCGAAGATCCTGCAATCTCGATAACAATATCGTCTTTTGGATCCCAACCTAGTTTGTCAAACGCTTCATAGATGTTCATTAATTAGAAAATTCCAAAGAATAATTTACCAGTAATGGCGTAGGAGAGGAAACCAGAAATGATTCCCATCATTGCCCAACGTCCATTATATTTCTCAGCATACTGCTGAGGTGAATCAAGACCTTGACGGTTGTAGTTTTCTACTACCATCCTTGGTTCCTTGGCAAACAGATTCTGCTGTCCAAGATCATTCGTAGTCACGGTCATTTGCTTTGTAACGTTTTACAACATAATTATATATGAAATGTAAAGTTTTGTCAACCCTCTTGATTCAGGATCTCCTCATATAAAGTTTTGGGTTTGTATGGAGTGTCAAAATCTACAGGACGCATACCCATCATAAGGTCCCTAAGGTGCTCTGCCTTAGTCAAGAACTTACGATGATAATCTACCCACGACTGTATCTCAGCAAGCATTTCTTCATACACTTGCCTAGAACTACATTCCTCATCAGTCAGGTAGTCACCAATAGCGTCTCCCATACGATCTCGACGTTGTTTCTGATACTCGTCTGGAAATACCATGATCAAAATAAAAGGACACTTGCATGATAGCAGGTGTCCTAGCGTTTGTCAACTGACTCGCATGATGTATGCTAGTGCGAAGTATGGTGGCAGGTTTGCATTGGTTCCTGTTTGTGCGTTTGCTGTTGCACCCGATGCATTCAAACCTGTTGTATTGATACTGATACCAGTAGTTTCAGTTGAAATAGATCCTGTTGAAGTTGCTGTAACAGCATTTGAAGTTGGGTTTTGGTCTACACTTCCATTAGGACTACCAACAGTTGCATCTGTCAATACCTCAATATCGTGATCGTGACCACTGTCAGTAATACCGTGACTGTGTGCTACCAGTACTGCATTAGCACTACCACCTGTTGCACTAACAGCGTATCCACTACCAGCACCTACAACAAATTTATCCGTCAGGTTTGGAGTGCCATTTGTACCATCACACAATGCCCAATTAACAAGAGATCCTGTTCCGATAGATGCAACAGCACCAGACCATAAGATAATACCACCAACAGGGGTAATGCCACCCAACATATCATTGGACAACTTATCCCCAGTCACGGCATCATCATTAATTGAATTAGTTACAATTTTCCTTAGTGCCATCGTAATAAACTTTTTAATTATTTATCTTTTTATCAAAAACAAAAGGTCCATTCTCAGATCCCCACTTTTGTTCTTTAGTAACAGGGTCAAGACCAGCATCAATAACGACATAATGACTGGGACCTAACTCCACTCTGCTTACAAGAAGAGTTTCTTTGAATATACAACCAGGTACTGTGGCACCTCTATAAACACCATTCTTTTTTTCAAACAATAGATTACATTGATCATTTTCTATGACAATGATATCTCTGTGCTTACATACCTGGATAATTTTATCTCTATATGGTTTTTCTTCATGACTATATCTTTGAGTTACATGAAAAGTATTGTTTGAAACTTTTTCATGCTTTAAAACGATATGAGCAAATGAAGTAGGATGACTGGATGCTTGTGCCCAGTTATTATATTCACCTTCAAACCATTGTAAGAATTCTTTTAACATAGTAATAAAAACTAAAGCGGAATATCGGAATCGAACCGATGACGAAAGGTTGGAAACCTTTAGTTTTGCCTCTAAACTAATCCCGCAGAAAATGGGGAGGTCAGTCCCCATGGGTACATGCACGCCACCTGCTTTTGAAAGAAGCAGGAAACTTTCGGGATTGAAGGGGGATCCTTCACCGACCAGGGCGCTTTTTACACCATCCCGAGGTGTTGGGTCAAGATGACTCCACCAGGGCACTTTTTATGTCTGTCCGAGACCTACGCATAAACTCCAGATTCAATAAGATCTGCCTCTACGCTGTCCATAATCACGTTGTAATCATCTTCTGGATCGTCATACAGTTGAACACCCTGATCTTCATAGAAACGAATAAGTTTTTGATAAAGTTTAGGATTGTCCTCGTCAAGTGCTAGTGTGCCCTCGACTGCTGCAGTAAGTTTATTGAGATCTGATTTGAATTTAGAATGAAATTTAGAACGAGACATTGCCTTTGCAATTTAACTACAATAGTGGAGGAGTGACCCTCCAATCGGGGTGGCAGGGATCGAACCTGCGACCCTCGCTTCCCAAAAGCGATGCGCTACCTCTGCGCTACACCCCGTTGTAACCTGATAATTATACAACCATCAGGCAGGTTTGTCAAGAGTAAAACTCTTCTGATCTTCTTTTATCAAGGTAAGCGATGATTTCTCCACGCCACTCCATGAGTTCATGATAGCACTCCTGATCATGAGCATCCTCTCTAAGGCGATGATCTGGTTTCAGAACACTCTCATAGAAGATGAAGAATGCATCTTTTCGTTTTTCTGGTTTGGTGGTCATCGTACCTCAAAGTCAAGTTTGCGAACCTTACGTTTTCTTCGGTTCTCCTGATATTCTAAGTCATGATTGGTCAGAACACTGTGTTCCTTTATACTATTTTCAGAATTGATCAGGAGGACCATCGATAAATCTTTAGCAGTGATGGTGTCCCCGTTTACTACCATTTGATTGGAACACCCACAGCATTGTGTTTTGGAATTACTTGTGATTTCTACATTACATAGTTTGCATTTTGCTGTTAACATTTTTCATGTGCCTCATCGCATCACTGGTATATTTATGGGTGAAGAGGGGATCGAACCCCCGACCGCCTCCGTGTAAAGGAGATGCTCTACCGCTGAGCTATTCACCCTGGCGTCTCAGGTAGGACTCGAACCTACGACCGACCGCTTAGAAGGCGGTTGCTCTATTCCACTGAGCTACTGAGACAGAAAGGATAGTATACACTATCCTAGTTTAGATGTCAAGTTTGCCAATGGTAGTGGAAAAAGTTTCCTCTACTGTGACACATTGGATCGTGTGATGCTACACGATACCGAAGCATGGATTGACCTTTAAAGTCAGTCCTGTCACCGATAATACTATATGCTTCAAGCATTTTATCATTATCTTTCAGTCGATCAATGACTGATTGTTTTGCAACAGGACGCCAATAACGAAATCCCTCATACTGTCCAGGAGAGTATACGACATTAGCAACACTGTTAGGGTATAGTGGAGATTTTACCCTGTTCAGGACAGATACTGCAACGCAGTACTCATCCATTGTGTTAGGTGCCGCCTCAACCTGAACGGTTCTTGCGAGATGATCATAGTCAGTTGGCGTCAGTGCCATCAAGAGTTCCAAAATCAAAATAATCTTTCCTGTAGTAACGACCTAGAACATTGCTATTATAGAAGGCAGGGGTGCCATCTGTCAAGCTTTCCGTTAAGACGTTGTGGACAAATAATCGTCGGGTCTCTTCATAGTTGACTTTACCCAACGTTGTGTGCAGAGTTAAAATTTCTCTTGTAAATTTTTCTTTACCAAATAATTTGATGTCTTCCTTTAATTCTGGGCAAGAACCATAATACTTTCTCCAATCAGATTCTTGCTTTCTTCTTCTCTTCTCACCTTTCTTTTTTCTAAAAGACCAGAAGTACTTTCGACCTATGTATTTTCTACCATTAACTGTGTTAGTTATTAAGTAAACAAACCCATAGTATCCATTTATACTATCCGAATCAAATACTTCGCCATTGTACCACCATGGGTTTTCGTACATATACAAGTCATCACTGACTTATATAGTCAGTCAGAACGAGAATACTTCCACTTAAGTGCTTGAAGCATAAATGCTTGTCCTAGATTAGAAGGACCCAACCTAAGTAGGGTCCATTGCTTATCTGTAAGTTTAGGATCTGCTAATGCTTTCAGTTTCCATGGTGCTGGTTTGGTCATAGTGAGAAGTCGGCAAAGGTGTTCTTTTTAACATCTTGCTTAAGACCACCAACCACATAGGACTCAACTTCGGTCTCTTGTGGAGCAACCTGGAGTCCTTTGGAGGAGATCCAATGTTCAGTCCATGGCAGAGGGTTGTTCTTAGCAGGAATATCATACTCTGGTTTCAAACCAATCGCTTTCATACGACGGTTTGCAATCCATTCGACATAGTTATATAGAAGTTTGTCGTTAAGACCAATCATAGAACCGTCTTTGAACAGATACTGTGCCCATGTCTTTTCTTCTTCGACACAACGCTTAAACATCTGTCTTACATAAGGTTCTTCTTCTTTTACTATCTCCTGCATTTCAGGATCGTCCCCATCACGCCATTTGTTGAGGATGTTTTGAGTAAGGACAAGATGCTGATTTTCGTCTCTGGCGATGAGAGAGATAATTTTAGCGGATCCTTCCATAAGTTTGAGTTCACCAAACGCAAACGAGCAAGCGAAGGAGACATAGAACCTAATTCCTTCAAGAATGTTGACATTGGCAATTGCCCTGTAAAGTTTTCTTTTGAGTTCAGTGCGATCATATGTGCCAGCATAGTGACCTTCAGAAGCAAGTTCCCACAGCATACCATTATCATACTCATGTGCATGATTTATGAATGCATCGTAAGATTCTGTGACTGATGTCGCACGTGAGAGAATCTTTTCATCATCAAGAATCGTATCAAATACCTCAGCAGGATCTGAATATACGTTCTTAATCACATACGTGTAGGAGCGACTATGGATCATCTCCATAAACTCCCATACGGTCATGGCAGATTCAAGTTCAGGTAATGAACAGTATGGGATAAAAGCCATCCCAGGACCACGCCCTTGTACGGAGTCCAGCATGATCTGGTATTTAAGATTGCTGGTAAAAATGTGTTTCTGTTCTGGGCGTAACGTCTGATAGTCACTACGATCTTTTTGTAAGGAGACCTCCTCAGGTCTCCAGAAATAACCAAGTTGTTGCTGAGTTAGTTTATCAAAAACAGGATACTTAAAACTGTCATATCTCTGGACTCCCAGAGGTTTACCGAAGAACATCGGTTGTTTTTTCCTGTCTACCTTTTGCGTGTTAAACACGGTCATCCCTTCAATCTTTCTATCAGATTTTACAAGATTCACAGTCGTCCTCCTCGGTGTTTTCTAGTGATGCTAACATGTTTTCTAGTGCTTCTTTCTTTTCGTCTAGCAAATCGTCTCCTTTTTGATCGTATGTGTTCTGATAGTAAGATGTCTTCCAACCGTACTTGTATGTAGTCAAAAGATCTTGTGCAATCACTTTCATTGGGACTTCGTTGTCTGGATAGTTTTCTGGGTTGTAACTCCAGTTTCCAGAGATTGCTTGGTCGAAGAACTTTTGAATGACAGCAACAACATTGATGTAACCAGAATTGTCAGGCATGTCCCAAAGCAAAGTGTAATTGTTTTTAAGAGAGTTATACTGCGGGACAATCTGTTTAAGTGGTCCTTTCTTGCTCTTCTTAATGGACAAGTATGCTCTAGGTGGTTCAATTCCATTTGTGGCGTTTGACACAACGGAACTGCTCTCCGAAGGCATTTGTGCGGACAGAGTGCTGTGCCTGAGTCCGTATCTGATGATATCGTCCCTAAGAGAATCCCAGTCATAGTTGTACTTTGGTGCTACAAGTTCGTCAACGTCCGTCTTATATGTATCAATTGGCAAAGTACCATCTGCATATTTGGTGCGATAGAATGCTTCACACTGTCCTTTCTCTTTAGCAAGTTCATTTGATGACTTGAGGAGATAGAATTGGAATGCTTCAGTCAATTCATGCACTGCATACAACGCTGCAGGGTCATCATATTTGTGACCAAGTTTTGCCAAATAATGAGCAAGACCAATAAACCCTACCCCAAGAGATCTACGTGCCCTTGTAGCACGTTCTGCTGCCGCTACAGGGTATCCCTGATAGTCAATTAGTTCCTCCAAACCACGAACAGAAAGATCACAAAGTTCTTCCATCTCATCAAGGTTTTTAATTTTGCCTACATTGATTGCAGACAGGATACAAAGAGCAATCTCTCCACCATCATCATCAATATGTTTGATGGGATCGGTAGGTAGAGTGATCTCCTGACACAGGTTACTCATGTTCACCTTGTCCTTGAAGGAAGAGTGAGAGTTACAGTGATCAATGTTCATAATATAAACACGACCTGTCTCTGCTCTCTCTTTTAGAAGTGCCAGAATGAGTTCTTGAGCACCGACAGTTTTTCTTGGAACATTCTCATCTCGTTCATAACGAATATACATGCTGTCAAAACGGTCAGTCCCAAAAGCATCGTAAAGACCTGGGACATCGTGAGGACTGAATAGTGAGATGTCTCCATTTTGGATGAATCTTTCGTAGAAGATTTTACTGAGTTGGA